CAATTTCAACATAATTGATTAAACGAAGACCAAAGTATTTACAGACTATGGATGAATCTTCCATGCCGTTCAAATCTAATGCAAGGTACACACGGTGAATCAAATCACCATTTCTAGCAACAGTGGTAGTTACTCTTTGACCAAACCCAGGGGTTCCGTTGAATGTTTGTTGGATTGCTTCAATAGCAAAGTTGGTATGACGACGATAAACTGCTTTGAAGAAGGTTATTTGAGGATTTCCGGTTAAATAAACATCCTGTGCTCCGTATGCAACAAGCTGAAGAAGACCACCGCCCATTTATGTTATATTCTTTATACTATAATAGGAGAAAAAAAATGAAGTGTTCTTACGATTCTTTGTTAAAAATGTTTTATTTTTTGACTAAAAATTCAAAATGTTTAGTTGCTGTAAGCAAGTCCACCCATTCCAGACATGATACGGAGAACATTGTAATTAAGGGCATATATGTGGATAGTTCCTGCCTTTGTAGAACTCATTGACAATACTGCAGTATCAATACGGGACATATTGAGAGTTCCTGATGGTTGGTGTTCTTCTGGTTTAAGTGCAAATGAATATACGTTGATTCCTCTGTTAGTAGGAATATTGGTGTGGTGTTGATAAGGTTGGACATAGTTGAAGTATCCACCGTCTCTAGCCGCAAATCTGTCGTTTCCATTTAATTGAAGAAGACATTTGGTCAATGGATTTTTGCCAGCAGGATATACAGCATCGGTCAAACTCTTTATTGCGTCTCCGTTTGCGGCTTCGTTTCCAATATAAGCGCTATCTTTGAGACCACCATCGGTATAATTGTACCAATCTTGATTTGCAGTGGACGGTTTAGCAACCCACACCAATTCTTTGCAAGGGTGATTGAAATTGAGTCTGTATCTGTTACCATCAGAATCTCTCAAATCTTCTGAACCAGTGAATTGCAATTGTTCTATCAAATATTCATGGGAAAGTTGAGCAAAACGTCTGCGTTCATCAGTATCAAGGAAGATGTAATCTACCCATAGTTGAGCATTAAATGACTTGTCGGGAAGTGTACCACCGTCTTTACGAGACATACATTTGTCCTTGTCTTCAAAGACGATTTTTAATTTCACTTCGTGGTATTGAAGAGCAATTAATGGAAGCGCAAGTCCAACATTGCGACAGAACCAGAATTCAAGTGGAACATGTAAAACAGTTTCAGCATGACTGGTAACATCTCTATCTGCACCAACCATCATTTCGTATCCACTACGTTTTCCAAGAGGAAGAGAAAGTTCATTCCATATGTACATCCAATCAGAGTAGTGTTTGTCAATTTGTTGACCACCTATTTCAATAGTTACTTGAGACAATAATTTCAAACCGAGATAGTTAACATATTTAGGAGTATCCGGAGCATTACTATATGCACCCAAGGAAGGCATTTTGAATTCCATGTATGCTCTATTAATCAAGTCACCATTTCTGGAGATAGTAGAGTAGACAGTGTTGCCATAAGCAGCAGTGCCATTGAAAGTTTGAGCAATTGATTCTACTGCAAAATTAGTATGACGACGATAGACAACTTTGAAGAAGGTTATTTGAGGATTACCGGTTAAATAAACATCCTGTGCTCCGTATGCAACAAGCTGAAGAAGACCACCGCCCATTTATGTTATATTCTTTATACTATAACAGGAGAAAAAAATTGAATACTTAAGAATGTAAATAATAACTTGAGATATATGCTTTATAAAAATGTTCAAAGAAAAAACATCAAAAAAAAGGATTGCAGTGACAAATAATGCCAAAGATGCTTCTACACTCGATGTCATGCATAACAACATGATTAAAGTATTTGCTTCTAAGACAGATGAAAACAACAGTATGAAAGAAGAATTAACAAAATTAATAAATATTCGAACAAATATCAAAAGAGAAATAGAAGATCTCTTTGCATCAGAATATACAAATTTAGAACATTATAATCTTCTTTGGACATCAAATATAGAATTATCCGAAAAAATTCAAAAATTGGATACAGAAATACAAAAAAACCAAAAAGAATTTGATGAATTAGATTACTATAAAAATACAAGTGATATTCTTTTCAATTACTATGATTTATTAGAGAAACAATCCAAAATAAAGATGGATACGCGAAAAACAAACATATCTGTTCCAAAATTTGCTACAAAAACAATTCTAGATGCTCTGAATAATACGTCCGGGACAAAACAAGAACCACAAAATGACATCAGTACTATACAAAATATACAAAGTACAACTACTGGGAAAAGTGATTTAGTTGACGAATATTTAATTATAACAAACAAACAGCATGTTAGAAAGAATGATATTGATGATGCAGAACAGTGTATAGTTTGTCAAAAACAAATGGTTTGTCTTCAGTACGATGCAATAATGATATGCGAATATTGTGGATATCAAGAATTGTTACTTGTAGAACAAAATAGACCGATACTGAAACAGAATTCGAAAGATACCTCCCATTTTAGTTATAAAAGAATTAACCATTTTAGGGAATGGTGTAATCAAGTTCAAGGAAAAGAAAGCACCGACATTCCAAATGAAGTATTTGAAAAAATTCTAAATGAAATCAAAAAGGAAAAGATATCCGACACAAAGACAATAACATATACTAAAATGCGCGAGATATTGAAAAGATTAAGGATTAATAAATATTATGAACATATCAATTATATTATCAACCGGATAAATGGTGTTCCGACTCCTCAGTTTTCACCAGATTTGGAAGATAAATTATACTCAATGTTTAGAGATATTCAGGCACCTTTTTTGAAACATTGTCCAAAAGATAGAAAGAATTTCTTATCATATAGTTATGTTTTATATAAGTTTTTCCAAATCCTAGGTCTCAACGAATATTTGAAGTATTTTCCTTTATTGAAAAGTAGAGAAAAATTATATATTCAAGACCAGATATGGAAAAAAATATGCGAAGATTTGAATTATGAATTTCATCAATCTCCTTCATTATAAAAAAAATACAGTATATTAAATAAAATCTTTTATTTAACGAAATCCGACTAATTTAAATCCTGCACCAAGACCAACACCAGATCGGGCACCAGCGGAGAAAGAAGGCGACAATAAATCAAGGATAGAAAATACACACGCAGCAGTCAAACCGATTACCAATATTTCACTAGGGTGTAATCTTGATTTTGGTAAAACATACGCTACGATACCAACCGCCAATCCTTCGAATAGATATTTTATTAATTTGGTTACAGTCTCCCAAACATCAAGGGTATAATCCATTTTAACTTTCTTTTATACTTATAACAAAGAATATTTTTATTCAAAAAGTATATAAGATTTTAAAGTAAAATATTTTATATAAGCAATGTCTGCGAGTACAGAGACAGTTTCTACAAAAGATTTTGATTATCTTGACGAAGACAAACCAATCAGAGGTCAGAATTATGTTTTATTGTCATTCTTGAGTCCCGAAGAGGTTCTTGTAAATAAAGAAGCATTTTATTTTACACGTTATTTAAATCAATTTGGTAAAGATATGACAACATTATTTGACGGATTGCGTGCGAAATTCCCCGAATCAAAAGATATGATTGATACTGTGCACAACAATCATAAATATTTGTCGGATCCTATTGAGATGAATGAGCAATATAAATTCTTTAAATCTGTAAATTCTTCTGAAATTGAGGCAGATTTCCACAGGGACAACAATTTTCAAACATCTATTCGAGGTATCAAGGTTCGTGGTACTTTTGACACAATAGACGAAGCAAAAAGTCGTTCAGAATTCCTTAAAAAGATTGATAACAAATTTGATATTTTCATCGGTCAGGTAGGATGCTGGTGTCCATGGTCACCTAATCCCAATGATCTTCAAGATCAAGAATTTGGCGAAACACAACTGAACACTTTGATGAAGAAATATAAAGAAAACATGGACAACAAAGATGAAGTTTTTGAAGAGAGAAAACAAGCGGCAATGAAAGCAAATTCTGACACAGTTGATGTATCTGATCTTGCAGAAAATATTTCAAAAATCGATCCATGGACAGAAAGACAAAATGAGAGTTCGGTTTAAATTTATTCTGGTTTAAAATGAGTTTATTTTTCTATTATTGTAATATAAGATGAAAAGCATTGCGATATTTTTATTATTTCTTGGAACCGTTCTAATTATACAGGGATATTATGACAATTTAACAAAAAATATCAAACCTAAAACTGTTATAAAATATGTACCTCGTTCTACTTATGAGGAACAAATGATGGGTCCAGAAAATCTTGACTCATATTTTAAAACCATTTTTGAACAAAACAAAATCAATTAAATTATAAATTTATATATAGAAGACATATGACAGAAAAAACTTTTAAATTTCATATATTATGGTTTTTCCTTGCCTTCTGTATTGGAATTGTTTATGTTTACTTAGATATACCAGACAAAAAGAAAATTATCAAATATCCAACTCCATATAATGCAAATAAAATAACATATATGGGATTGAGTGGAGATTGTTTTAAATTTAAAGCAAAAGAAGTAAAATGTACGAATGATGCAAAGAAACAAACTATTATTTAAAATATAAAATATTCATATTTTTTAGTATAAGATAGGTTACAAATGACTGAAATCGATACTACAAGAAATATTATCAACAAACTGTTATATACATCAGTAGGTCAAAAAATTATAAGTTCTATATTTGGTTTGGCGATCGCTCTTCTTTTTCATAGAGTATGTAAAAACAATTGTGTTGTGTTTTTTGCACCTCGTGTTGAAGATATACAAGGTAAAATATTTAAACTTGACGAAACTTGTTTTCAATATACACCTTACATGGTAGATTGTACAAATAAAAATGCTTTATATCCTTATGATATGCAAAATATTCCAGATAATAAAATAAAATAAAGAATAAGTGCGTAACTACGAATATTATTTTGTTATTGTCATATATTAGATTATGGCAACTATGCCCGGTATTATGAATAACCATAATTCTAGTCAAATGTCCACACCAATCGACACTCTCCCCCTTAAAACAACAAGAGATTCGACAGATATAGAAGATCCAATGGTTCAATCGGTTTTAAAAGAATTTGAACAAGATATGTATTCTCAACAACCAGAAAATATTCCACAAATACAACAAGAACAAGTACAGTATGTCCAACAACCTGTTCAACAACCTGTTCAACAACCTGTTCAACAACCTGTTCAACAATTTGCACCTGCTTCGGATCATCTGAAGTACAGTTCGACCAAAAGAAAACGTATTATAGACATGGATATTGCTAAAAAGGCAGCAATTATAACATTGGTCTCGTTTCTAATATATTACAGCAACATTTCATCTTATGCTATAAATAAATTACCAGATAATGTGAAACATTATACATCAGGACGAGAATTACTTATTAATATGATTATCGTATTTTTGATCTTTTATACAATTATTTATTTTGAATTATTGTAACTTTTCTAAAACATGAAATTTGTTTTCTGCACAAAATCCTTCTATTTTTGAATTATCACAATGAAATCCTTGAGTACCGCAAATATTTTCTTGACTAGCAACTTCTTTTTTCATATTATCTTCATCAAAAATATTATTTTGAGCAGATAACAAATGTTCATCT